GAATCACGACATTGGCAGTGCCAGAGTCCGTCATTAGTTCTTCAACGCGACACGACTTCTCTTGAGCAATGGTGCCGACATACTGCATGTTTTTGTCCCACAGCCGCAGAAGCGGGCGCTGGTGGGCTTGTTCGGCATACATCCGCCGACGACCCTCTAGATAGCGATAAGCTTCCAGAGGGTCGCCAACAGTCGGGGCTTGCGTATCCGCAATAACCCGGTCAAGCAACCTGTTAAGGTCGGTGAAGTCGGTCAAATCGACCGACCAGCTCATCGAATAATCAGAGCCTTCATTTAGGGATACCTCGAATCAGTAAGCCATTGCGTAGCGCTGCGGCATGATCGCGGTGATCGAGCCGTTGGCATTTGAATGGCGGACGTGCAGGGTGGTGAGCGTCTTGGGGGGGATCTTCGAAGCCTCGGAGAACGAACCCTTCATGCGCCGCCACACCGGCAGGCCAGTGGCCAGGAGGTCGTGCAGGATGAGATCCGCGAACTGGGAGTTGCGCAGGATGCGGAACAGCAGCGGGTCCACCGGATCGGTGGAGGCCGTCAGCGTCCGGGCGTTGGGGTCGGTATCGACCAGGACGTAGCCGTCCTTCGGGGTGAGGAGCGGAAGCTCCACCCAGTGGTCGCCTTCCTTGATCCACGCCTTACCGGGGCTCGACACGATGAACTTCGGATACGCCCACTGATCGCCGCGGTTGGCAATCTTGATGGCACCCTCGCCGACGTCGAGACCGGGGATGAACTCGTTGAGCAGATCCTCGATCTTGTCCCACACGGTGGAGGTGTCAGCGTTGTTGTTCCAGGTGGCGAACTCCATGCGCTTGGCCCAGTACGGCTGGGTCGCAACGATCTCCATCTCCCACTCCATGAAATTGTTCCCATGCGCAGTGGGGTCCAGTTGGAACGCTGTCTTGGGATCGGAGGCCAGGCGCACCCGGAGCCAGCGCCACCCTGTGGTGCGCGTCCAGACGCCCAGATAGCCGTCCTCTGTGGCCGACCACGAGCCCCACCAACGGTCCTCCAGGACGCGGTAGCGGAACGGGGTATCGACCAGGCGGCCGGAGTTTCCGGAGATGTGAGGAGCGATGTCCGGGTTCACCTGGACGGCCATGTTGATGACGCGCTTTTTCCAGTCCGTGCGCTCGGGGATCGCCCCGACCGTGTAGGGACCTTCAGACATCAGTTGCTCAAAGGGAACGTGCATCATGCCCGAGAGCACGGGGGCAAGGATCAGACCTTCCTTACCTGCCCCCGTGCCGCTCAGCGTGAACCTGTAGCGCTCCTTGGTTGTCGGATGCGGTACGCCGACATAGACGATCTTCGTGGTGGTCGCCCGGAGGTAATCCGGCAACCCGTAGAAGTCTGTGTCCGGCGGACCATGCAGACTGTAGTTAACCAATGCTTAAACCCTTGCCGTCCCGAAGTTATTGCGAAAGCCATTGGTCTGAGTGGCCTTGATGGCGTCGGTCGCGTTCTTCGGGTCCACGATGTTCTGGTTGATGTTCGTCGTAGGACCCGGCTGCTGGCCGTTGCCCTGATGCGCGGCAGGCTCGACTGCGGTCGGAGCGCTTGACCCGGGAGCCAGGTTCAGCGGCTCGAAAGGCGCAGGGCCCACATCGGTTGTCGTGCCAGCTTCGAACGGCCGAGGAATCAAGGTTCCGAGAGCGTCCACCACTCCCCCGGCGTCACCGCCGAGGCCCGCAGAGACCGCGCCGAGTGCAGCGCGTGCGCCCGGGTCCTGAACCAGCCCACTGGCGAAGCCGAAGATGCCGGAGGCGGCCTGGAGAATCCCCCACTGGGTCGGATCGGAGAAACCCTCCGGGAGAAGAGTTTCCTTGATGCCGCCCATGGCGAGGTCTGCCAAATCGCTCAGGCCATCGGTGATCTTCGAGAACGGGTCGTCGCCAGAGTTCCTGCCGCCGCCGCTTTCGCCGTCGCCGTTGGCGAGTTCTTGTTCGAGCGTGGCCTTGTCGTCCTTGGCCTGCTGAAGATCTCGCTTGAGCTTCTCAACCTCGTTGCGCTTCTTTTGCTTGGCGCTTTCCTTGGCTTTGGGATCGCTTTCGATCTCCGACAGCTCTTGCTCAGCAACGCTGACGCGGCTCTCCAGGTCGGTGACCTTGTCGCTGGCCTCGCGCAGCTTCACACTGCCGTTGCCAGAGGGAGACACGCTGCCAGGCGCGGAGAGCGCCACGGAGGGGGCCTGCACCGGCTCAGCGCCGACGCCACGGCCCTTGCCCAGGATGACGTGGACGTGGTCCATGTGGTTCTGGGTGTCGCTGCCGCGATCGGACATCTGCTTGCCGGAGGTTAGTGACCCGCCGTAGCCGTAAGACGTCTGCCGCCAGATGATTCCGTCCACGCCGAGCGCCGAGGCGTTCTTCTGGAGGAAGGCCAGGATCGAGTTGCCGAGAGCGACACCCTCGGCCCCCTGGTAGCCCGGGATCATGATGTCCAAAGCGTTGCCCGACGAGTGCTCGCCGTAGCCATCCTCGGAGCGCCGGCCGCCGATCGTGGTGATCTGCGGCCACATGCGCAACACTGTTGAGCGCAGGAAATCCGCACCGGGACTTAGACCCTCGGCGAAACCGGGGATCATGCCGTGCAGCATCTCGGCCGGAGGGGTCCAGCCAGCGTTTAGCGCCGCGACGAGGGCCGCGCCACCATTACGCATCGCCTTGGCGGTAACAACGCCCTCGCCGTTGGAGAGCCAGGCCAGAATCGAGTCCGATGTGCCGGTACCCGGGCCACGGACGACGCCACCACTGGCGTATGCGCCACGGGGGCCCTCGTTGCCCTGCGCAGCCGACTGCTGCCTCTGAGAGACTCCCAGCTGGCCCGGGTCAATGTTGTTGCCGTTCTGGTCCTTGTAGGCCACACGGATCGTGAGGTTGCCATCGGGGAGGCGCTCGACCGCGAAGCCGAGTTCCTCCATGCGCCTCTTGGTCTCTTCAGAGTTGTCCTTGAGGACAATGGTCTTGCCATCGGGCAGTGTGACGAGATCGTTCTTGAGGACCTTGAGGGCCTCGCTGACCTTCTGCGCCTGCTCCTGGTTCTTGCCCATCTCTTCGCGGGATTCGGCGAGACCGTCGGCATACCCCTTCCACTCGGCGGCGGTCTTGTGCAGACTCTCGCCAAGGCCGAAGGCCTCCTCCGCCTGAGCGCGAAACTCGTTGGCGGTCTCATGGTCGCCACGGAGATCCGCCTGCCACGCCTGGAACTTGAGAACCCAACCCTGGACATCACCGAAGGCGCCAACAAGGTCGGCGACAGCGTCGATCACGTCACCGACGAAGCGAACCACCGATTCCACGGCCCACAGGGCACCCTGGCCGACCTTCGTGAAGAAGTTGACGACGTCATCCTCGTGAGCGACAAACCAGTCAGCGAACTTCTGGAGGGTCGGGGCCAGCACGTCGGCGAGCTGCTTCTGCATGTCCCCGACTGCGACCTCAATGGTGCGCTTCGCAGACTCGAAAGAACCTGCGGCCGTTCCGCCCATGGTGTCGGCAGCCCGCTGGGTTGCCCCTTCGAGCCCCTCCATTTCCGCCGTGGCGGTGTCGAGGTCCATGTGGTTGAGTGCGTCACCGAGGTCTTCGGCTTGCGTGCCGAACAGTGCCACGGCAATGGCGTTGCGCTTGACCGGATCTTCGATTTTGCGGAGGCTGTCGAGCACCTGGCCGAAGGAGCGCTTGGCGTCATCTCCGCCCTTGGCGAAGTTCTGCGCCATCTCCTCGGCGTTCAGGCCGAGCGCCTCGTATGCCTCAGTGGTGGTCTTCGAGCCGTCGATGGCCCGGATGGAGAATTCCTTGATGGCGTCGGCTGCAACGTCGGAGTCACGGGCACCGTTCTGGACGGCCTGGTTGATGAGGCCCATGGCTTCTTCGCCGTCGAGGCCGAGCTTGCGCCACTGGGTGCCGTACTCGTTGATGGTGTCGAACAAATCCTCCGACTTGTTCAGGCCCTTCTGCTGAGACTTGACGATGAGGTCGAACGCCTCGTCGTAGTCCTTCACGAGCCCGGTACGCAGCAGCTGGCCGGTAGCCCGGATGATCTCCTGGCTGTCGGCACCCGTCACCTGAGAGACGGTGTTGACGCCCTCGATGACCCTCTGACTCTCTTCGGCCGAGGCCGTGGCCCTCAGTAGACCGCCCTGAACGGCCTGCTCGGCAGTAGTCATGTTGTCGGCGATGCTCTCGCCGAAGTTGTTGGCGTAGGCCTTTCCAGCGCCCTTGGCGAGCGGTGCAGCCTGCTCCGGGGTGAGGCCGAGCTTGGCGGCGAAGTTCGCCTGCTGCTGCTCCTTCTCCATGCCCGCGAAGACCTGCTTGGCGATCAGAGCACCAGCGCTGAAGCCGAGGCCGACCGCGGCGGTCAAGGCCAGACCGATGGGCCCAGCCTTGCTGCCGATCTTGCCGATCGGGCCACCGAAGCCGTCCAGGAAGTTCTGTGCCGCATCGGTTCCGGCAGAGCCGAGGCCGCCAGTGATCTTGCTGGCTCCGGACTTGAACTGCGTCTTGGCCCCGTCCAGCATGCCGGAGCCGAGCCTCTTGCCAGCCTTCTTGCCGGTGTCGTCGGCCGCGTTGGTGATACCGGACAGGCCGCGCTTGGCGTCCCCGGAGTCCACCTTCATGGACTTGCTCAGGGACTTGTTGAGGGACTTCCCCGCATCATCACCGGCACGCTTGGCGGTCTTGTCGAGACCAAGCAGATCTTTGGTGATCTGCTCCATCGCGTCGCCATACTTGACGGATAGGGAGATGTAACCCGAGGCGAGTTCGGTTGACACTACTGGACTCCTCCCCGGCTAAGGCCAGGTGTTGGGTTATTCGTCTTCGGCGTCTTCCGACTCTTGCCAGGCCTTCAGAACGTCGCGGAAACCGCTCGCGGGCATGCGGTCGAACAGCTCCAGGTGTTCGGGCGAGAGGCCCCACTCGAAGGTGGCCCACATCTGGGCCTCGACGTCGCGGCGGTGGCGGCGGATGATGCCGACCGGCAGATCCTTAATGTCTTTGAAAACCAGTTCGACGTCCTCGACGCCTTCGCCGTCTTCATTCGGGATCTGGACGGTGTACTTGAAACTCATTTGCAGCCTTTACTTGAAGAGATTTCTGAGCTTTCTCATGCGCCCCTCCGGCTTCGCGATCTCGGGCTTCTTGATCTGTGAGATCGGCGTCGGTTTGCAGTCGGAGCCGGGACGCTTCGTGTTCTTCTCGGCCCAGTCGGGGCCGATCATGGGCGGGCGCTTCCGCCCCTTCTGGCCGTCCTTCGTCTTGAACCACATCATCAACCGCAGACAGTTGACGACCATGGCCAGAAGGCGGTTGGTCATCGTCCAGTCAGCCTTGTCGGGGTACATCTCCCGGAACAGCGCGGAATCGCGGTCCAGGTGCCTCACAAAGACCTTCAGGTCGTACCAGGTGTGCCGTTCGGACGGGAAGTCCCGCAGACGCATTCCCGCGTTAATCAGGTCGGCCGCGAGGGCATCCTTGTGATTCGAGATCAGGTCCACGAGACCGAGGACCTCGCTGAGGCCGATTTCCTTCTGCCACTCTTTGATGAGTCCCTTCACCACACGGGTGGGGAGGACGTCCATGAGGGCGATGCCCTCCGGCGTCATGGCCCACTCCAGCATCGCCAGCTGATCGTTGACGAGCGCTTCCATGGGGATCTGGTCGAACGGCTTTAGCTCAACAGAGTGCTGGGTGCCGTCGTGTTCGAATCTGTAAACGAACATGCGACCCTTCAGATTTGGGGGCAGCCAGTGTGGCCGGCGGGGGATGCGGCCCTGGCTGCGTGTAGAGAACATCCCCCGCCGGGGCTTACTTAGGAGCCGAGAACGCCGTCATCGGTGTAGGTGTAGACGTAGTCACCGGCGTCGTTCTTGAAGCACTTGACCGTCACCTCGTACGAGATGGTGTCCGAGTGAACGATGGTGACGTCGCCAACCTCGGTGATCTGCCCATCGGGGATCACGGTGCGGTAGCGAGCGCCCAGCTCCGAGTCCTGGGTGTCGATCACCCACGACATGTGCGGCAGCTTCTTGCTGTTCTTCTTGATCGAGATCTGCGTGCCGTGCACGCCGTTGGCCGGGGCGACCTCGACGTTCGAAGCGCCGTAAACGGCCTTCAGCACATCAGCATTCGTGGACTCAAGCAGAACGAAGCTGAAGCTGTGGTTGTATTCGGTCTGGAGAACCTTGACCGTGTCGCCACCGAAGGACTTCTTCTCTTCGGTCGTGCGCTCCATGGTCTCGGTGAAGCCGTCCTCGCCGACGTAGCCGAGATCGACGAAGTCTTCGTCCAGGGCATCGGTGGCAGAGGTGGGCAGGGTGGTGCCGAGCGGCGCAACCAGGGCAGAGCCGGTCGCGAGCGGTTCGGCCGCGTAAACATTGCTGACGTCAGACGCCATTTAGGGCCCCTTTCCGGGCACAAGTTGCAGCCAGGGCCTGAAAGGGTTTGGGAGGTCTTTAGGCAGAGCGCAGAAGGACGTCCACGGTCATTTGGAAACGAGGCGTGGGGTCGTTAGGGGCGTCAAACCGACCTGGTGTGCCGACGATGGTTACGTTGCGTATTCCATTGCCGGGGATGAATCGTGCGTTTCGCATGTGGGCGCAGACCGTTTCGGCCAGCTCGCCAGCGGTCTCCTCGTCGGCGTGCCACACCTGGATAATCAGGCGGCGCGGCGAGAGGACAAGGTTGTTGGAGTCGCCTGTCGGGACGGTGGTGATGGTCACCAGCTTCGCGGGACGATTGGCGGGCACCTTGGTGGCGACCCGCACATCCGCAGGCAGAACCGACGCGAGGTACTCCCTAACGACCTTGGGGGCGTAGGGAATGGGCATCAGTCGCCTCCGGCCTGGTGGAATTCGGAGACCAGACGGTTGTGCTCAGCGTTGTCCCGCATCGACTCGTAGTCGGACGTGATGACCGTGGCGCGATAGTCCCGCTTGTTCAGCGGTTCGTCGCCCTCGACGCTCACCTTGTACCCGTCTTCCTCGACGTTGCCGTTGCAGGCGTCGGCAACACGTTTCATGCGCCTGACGCCTTCGGTCTCGACAACCTCCTTGGCGAGGGCGTTCCAAGCCGCCTTGTTGAACGTGATCTTGGATTTCGCCATTAGCCAGTCACCTTCTTCAGCTTGACCACCGAGCCCGGTTTCCATTGGTGGAAGCCGTGGTTGTAGTCCTCGATGGCCACCACCTCGAACAGGTGGTTGTAGCCGGGCAGGGAGAATCGGTCCTGGACGGACACCGTCAAGGTGGGCGGGATCATCAGGTCGATGTCCGACTCCACCTGTGAGGTGTGACCGGCCAGCGTTTCGAGGAAGCTCGCATGCCAGCCGATCACCGCCACGTCCACTGGCGAGGCCCAGGTCTCGACGTCATTGCCGAGGTTGTCTATGCCTGTACCAGTGAACTTCGCATGCCCGACCGTGAAAGGGGTCGGAAAGGTCATTCATCCTCCACCGGAGGAAATGTGTCGATCGCGAAAGCCTTACCGCGACCACCGCCGCACATCGACTGCAACTCCGCAATCTCAGACGGGTAGAACAGGTTCCGCCTCGGCTGAGAGTTGGGGGTCTGCTGGAAAATGCCCGCGACCAGCGCGGGGCCGGCACCAGTGCCCTGCTCATTCCAACGCAGGATCGCGCCCCGGAGAACAGCTTTCGCAGCTCCCGGGTACGCGAAGTCCTCGTCGTTGATGCAGGGTGCCACTCGTGCCGCCAAGGCCATAGCGTCCTCAATCATGAGTTCGGCCTTGGATTCGTCGATGTCTGGCGCGAAAGGCGTCAGGTCATCGACAGTGAGAGTGACGGTCACGAATGGCTCCTAGTGTTAGCTACCGGCGACGCCGATTTCCTTGATGCGGCCGTGCTTGCGCTCGTTGCCGTACTTCAGGCCGATCTCGCCGTAGATCTGGACGCGGTCCGCAGCGCCGGTCTTGGCGAGCGGCTCGGCGAAGAAGTGGCCCTTCTCCGGGTGCGCCAGGAACACGGGAGCGCATTCCTCGAGCGACACGACGACCAGGTCGGTGGCCGGGACGTAACGATCGAGCATCACGTTGACGCGACCGAAGTCGGTCATGATGGTCTCGACGGCGACGCCACCGAGGTTGCGGGCTTCCTCACGGTAGTTCTTGTCCGTGATGAACAGCTTGCTCAGCTGGCGCTTGACCGACGCGCCGCAGATCAGGGTGCGGGTCTCGCCTTCCTGGATGCCACCGGCTTCCCACACGGTCTGCATCAGGTCGAGCACGTCGTCGGCCGACAGGGCCTCGCTGTCCAGATCCACCACGTTGGTCGAAATGGCTTCCAGCAGGCCGCGGGTGCGGCGAGCGGTGCTGTTGTTCGCAGGCAGGTTGTAGGTGCCGGTGATGAACGACTTCTCGACGTCGCGGGCGATCTGCTTGAACGCCTGGGTCAGCTGCCAGCCCAGCTCGTCCTGCACCGGGTTCACGCCGGTGCCAGTCGCGGCGTACAGGCCGGTCGCGGCACGCTTGGTGTAGCTGACCTCAACGGCCTCGTGGTGGATCTCAACGACGTTCGAGCCGTTGACGCGGACACGCGCCTCGGCGTCCGGGGCGGCGGCACCCTCAAGCGCCTGACGATCGTCCTCGGCGTCACGCAGGTCGTACGACTGCCACGTGAACACGGTGCTGTTGGCGGATTCGCCGCCAGTCAGGCCACCGATGGCGGAGAGGAACGGGGTGTCCTCGGGAGACGCGGAGAACAGTTCTCCGACGTAGTTGGGCAGGTTGTAGGTGTTGCCCTGTCCGGTGATACCGGCCATGTTTAGTCCTTTCGGGCGCGCTTAATGCGCGGGTTGAATTACTGCTGCTGGGCGATCTCGAAGAGCTGCTGCGCCTTGAGAGATGCGGCGAGAGCCTTGTCCCCGGACTGCTCAGCGAGGCGGATCTGTTCCTGGAGTGACGGAGGCTTATCCGGCTGATTTCCCGCTCCGGGAACGACATTTCCCTTGCCAGGCGTCTTCGGCACCAGGACGTTGAATCGCTGGGCCTGCTTGGTCAGGGCGTCTTCATCAGTACCGGTGAGGAACAATTCGGCGTCTTCCTCGGAGATGCCATGCTTGGCGGCGACGCGCCACTTCAGGGCTTCGGCCTTGGCTTCGTCGCGCTCACGCTCGAAGGTGGCCCTCTCCTCGGTGTCCTGCTCCTCTTTAGAGGCTTGCGCGGCCTTCAGTTCGGCTAGCTCTTTGGCTGCCGCTGCGTTGGCCTTTGCGCGCTCTTCTTGCTTCCGCGCCTGCGCCTTCCAAAACTCGACAGTCTCGGTCGGCTTCACCTCGGCGTCTTCCGTCTCCTCCGTTTCGGCGGTTTCGGTGACCTCGGTGGTTTCAGTCGCTTCGGTGGTCTGCTCGGCCGTTTCGGCTTCTACAGCTTCCGTCTGCTCTTCAGGCAATGTTGTTGCTCCCGTTTCGGGTTGGGTGAATGGACTGGGCCGTTCCGGCACAGTGGGCGACCACGGATGCGGTCAGGTATGTAAGGCGCTTAGCGAGCGCCACTGATCTGCCGCCATTGCGACAGCAGAGCTTGCGCGTAGTCCTCGGTGCCATCAGGAATGGCGTCCAGGGCTGACTTGTAGGTCTCCTCAAACTGTTCGGCGTGAGGAGGGAGTTCGTAGGTCTGACCTTCCCGCACCTCGACCGCTACACAGTGGCAGTGGTCGTGGTACTTGTCCCCCACTTTGCGAGATCCTCGGCGGCCGACCACGCGGGTGGCAGCCTCCTCGCTGGAGTAGAGGTTCTTGGTGCGGGTGGACAGCAGTTGGCAGAAGGCACAGGCATTCGCCGATGCGTAACGGGCCCAGCGGGAGTTGGTCCGCTCCACGTTGATGAGCGTGGTGTCCCGGGCCCCGTCGAAAATGGCCCTCTGAGCGACTCCCTGGAGCCTGTCGAGACCCTCGGTACCCAATCCCCTTAGCGCCCACAAAGCGGACTCGTGGAAGCGTTCTGTGGGCGGCGGAGGGGCCGTTACGGCGATGTACCGGGACGCCGGCTCAGACTGCTCAAACCATGTGGCGGCCAGATCAGCTGACAGCGCGATGAACGGGTCCAGCAGTTCGGGGAATGCCTCTGCGATGAAGGCGGCGAACTCTACGTCAGAGAGCCTCGCCGCCTGATTCCATAGCGTTTGCAGGTCCCTGCTCGCTTCCAGTTGCACCTGGCGGAGTAGGAACTGCCGCTCCGTTGGCGATATCGCCATTGGCGGCTCCGTTGGTTAGGCGTTGAATGATGGAACGGGTGTCCGCACGGCGCATGTCGGCACGGGCACGCTTGATCGTCGCGTCGTCCCAATCGAGCATCTCGAAAGGAATATCCGAGTCGGCCAGCCGCGGGACCGCGGCCAGAAGCTTCACCATCGAGTCGGTTGCGACCGAGGCGGGCGGGTTCTCCGGCTTGGACCAGCGGGCCCCGAGATTGCGTACCTCGTCGGGCATCTCGTCCCAGCCGTCGCGGATCTGTAGGCAAGTCTGCATGAATCGGACCAGGCGCGGTGTGAAGCTGGTGTCCATCGTGTGCTTGGCCTCGATGATGAGGGAGCGCTCGGCAGCCTCGATCGCCTCGGCCGAAGACGGGTTCTCGTGGACGATGCCCAACTCCGACAGCGGAAGAGACGTCTCCGAGGCGAACATCGCGGCCAGCGTGCGCAGCTGCTCGGTGTGCGGCGTCGGCGAGGCGGCGTTGAACTGCCCGACCTGCGGCAGAGGAGCGTCCGGGTTCTCCGAATCGACCGGAGCCGCCCAGATGCGTCCGATAAGGGCCGTCCACTGCGACACCTTTTTACCGTCGGCGTCCTGGAACATGCTCTCGTCCGCGCCCATAATCCATCTCTGCGGCGAGGAGAAGAACTCCGCGCCGACCTCCATGCGCACCAGAGTGCGGAGCGCGCTGTCGGTCAGGCTCATCACCGAGCGGGTGATGCGGGACTTGCCGAAGGGGCGGTCCAGGCGCGGCGCGTACGGCAGCACCTCCACCGGCAGACGGTCAAGGGTGTGCGGGTAGCGATGGATCGCCCAGTGGCGGTCCCAGACGCCGCGGATGGTCATCCGGGGCAGGAACATCAGCCACTCGGTGACGCGGCCCATCGGGTCCATGTTGGTCACCGAGAACACGGCCTTGAGGCGGCGCAGGCGGTAGTCCCACAGCCCGGAGGCGTACATCGCGCTCTGGGTGGAGATCAGGACCTCCGGCTCACCGGCCGACGTATCACCCTGCGTCGCCATGAGGAACGAGCAGGAGTGAACGAAGGTCGAGGTGAGCACCTGCGGCAAAACCATGGCCCAGTCGTTGTCCTGAAGCATGGGCTCGATGCCCAGCGGGTCACCCTCGGCCGTGGTCGTGAACCGCTCCAACTTGCAGCGACGCGTCAGCACATCTACCGCCTTGGCGGGCCACCCCAGCGCTGCCTCGATATTCGTGAGGTGGGGAGGAATGGCGATGCCGAGATCCTTGAGGATGTTTTTGTGATCGTAGTACGTCGCGCGGAGGGTGTTTCTCCGCAGCTTCGTCAACCACGTCTTCCACAATTCACTGAGAATTGCGGTTTCATCCTCGGTCAAGCCGGAAATGGCACCGAGCGCGCCGAAAGCCATCAATTGACTCACCAGGTCACCACTACTTTCCTTGGCCCGGTGGGCTTAGTGCGAAGCTTGGGGTTATTCAGCACTAGCCTGCGGCCTAGTTGTGCGCCGACCATGCACACGGCGAGATCGACAAGCTTTTTACTGTCACGAGATTCTTTGCCCAGGGAGACGCCCCACTTGTTGGCCCGAGCGCGGGCGGCATGGACGTGAAGGCGTAATGCGGGATTGCCGTCGTGAGTGAGCGGAGGATTCTCCTGGTCGGATTCTTCTTCCACCCACTGGACGCATTGTTCGGCCATTTCGGTGAAGGCCTTCAGCCGATCGGCCGCGCCTTGTTCAGAGAGGCGCATATCGAACTTGACCGAGTGCTTCGAGCAAGCCCACATCGGCAACTTCTTGTTGAAGTCCCGGTGCCATTGGTCGATGAGGTCGGCCCAATACAAGGCCTCGGTCTCGTCGTCGCGGGCCGGGGACGGGTCCACCCCGAACCACATGACCTTGTACCGGTCCATGGCGTCGCGTACGGCCGCGTCCACCTCGTGGCGGGGCACTAGGTAGGTCTTGCCGCGTTCGCCCTTCGGCGGCTGCCACAGCCCCAGTACGAACGTGTAGCCATCGGAGAGTCTGACGCCGACGAGGCCAGTCGCGTCCTCGCTCTTGGAGCAGTCGAGGAACATCGTGATCTTCTCGCCCTCGGCGACCTCTTGGGTCCGGGCGAGCGTGTCCCAGCACCGCGGGTCCATCCAGGCGTCCTCCCGCAAGGCGAGGCCGTTTAAGTAGAAGCGGATCGCCTGGGCTTGGCTCAGGCGAGGGTCCATAACTTCCGCCCGGAGGCGTTGCAGGTCGGCCCAGGGGGCGTCACTGTAGGCCTGGCGGAGGGCAATGGCCACCTGCTCGGGATCGTTGATGTCGAGGGACGGGTCAGCCTCGATCGAGTCGTACAAGATGTCCTGAAGGAGGTTCTCGTACTGGCCCGACTGCTGCTTGAGCCAGCCGTTGAAGGACTGCTCAGCGATCGAGTCAGTCCCCATGCTGTGAGCGTTCGTGTACTCCACCAGGCGCGCCTGGATCGACTCCGGGGACTTGCCGACGTTGCGGCGTGCCACCTCAGCCACGCGATGGCCACCATTCGAGGCCAGCATGTGGTGCGTGTTGTGCGTGGCCTTCCACTGGCCGGCGAGGAATAGATGATCCGGGGAGTCGACCCCAATGCACTTAACCGGCACCGAATCGACGGGCTCGATGGACGTGATATAGCTCCAGTGATACCCGCGCTTGAGGGGCGTCAGACGCTCCCGCTTGCGAGGCATTCGAGCCGAAGGGAGATCAGCGTCGCCCTGCCATTCGATCCGCCAGACGGGGAGATATGAATCCTTGCGGGTATCTTCGCCGACGCTTGTGTGCACGATATGCCCCAGTGATTGGGCCAGCTCGGCTACGCCTTTGGCAAGATTCTCATTCGTGTTTACGAAAATGACCCGGCCGTTCTTGTCGACACAGCCATCCGTATCGACAAGCCCTTGCAGTAGCGCTAGTCGCTGATCCAAGCTGCCCCGAAGGTATGCGGCCGGAATGCTCTTCTCGGCGTATATTCCGAGTTCGACCAAGGCCGCGCGCATGCCTGTACCGCGACCATCCCACGAATGAGCCGCGCCCGCGAACGTAAACTGTTCTCCGGTTTCGCGCGACCGATTGGGAAGATGCCTAGTCGGTACACCAATGCGTTCAAATTCCTCCAGCCACCAGGGCAAATCGGCCAGGCTCGTGGTAACCATCAGCGAGTTCTTGCATCCGTCGCCCAGCCACGCACCGAGTACGTACGGGTCAATGGGAAGGTCTGCCTCCGGCAGCTTCACAGGCTCGGTGACGGGCACCTTCCAGCGCACACCCGATGCGTGCATCTGCTCGGTCGTCATAACCCTAAGAGGGTTGGCAGGCTCGGGGTATCCGCTGCGCTTCGCTGCCCATAGATGTCCCGCATCGGCAATAATGCTGTCGCCGTCTCGGAACGTGACCCGATAACAGGGGCGATCATGAAAGACCTCGGTGGTCTTGGTGACCGCCACGGGTAGGCCGTCGGGAGAGAGGACGGTGTCGCCCACCTCAATGTCGCCGACCGTGGTCCACCCATTCGGCGTCGGGACGGGGGTGTCCAATGCCAGCGCCTCATTCAGGATGATGAACGAAGCGGGGTCACCTTCGGCGCTCGACTCTGAAGCGGTCAGCACCTCGAAGCGCCCGCGGCCACCTCTCACGAGGGTGCGGGTCTCGCCACAGTTCAGGTCGTGCCAGGCCACATCGCGTTGGCGACTCTGAGGACGTCCTTGGACTGGGCTTCGCTGTTGGAGGCGACCTGCACCAGGGGCATGCGGTGCGGGACACCGGTCCAGCCGAGCTCGTCGTCCCACACCAGGTGAGAAGGGCCGGCGAGCTCGATGTTCCCGTGAGCTGCGGCAGCGGGGTCCTTGCCGACGCCTTTCGCGCCACGCTTCACGGCCGATCGGTAGATGTACCGGCCGTTCTCGTCGTAGGCGTAGTACAGGATCAGGAAGCGTTTCTGGCCCGGGGTGAACTTCCAGGGCTCGCCAGTGAGGTGGTGGATCAGCCCGGGGCCGAACTGCTCGAACTCCTCGTCGGTAAGGTTGTTCTCCGCCCACCGGATCACCAGGGGCCCGAGGGAGTTCTCGATCAGGTGTTTCTTCTCGGCCGGATCGGTCGGCCAGGGGATCGAGCACCAGGCCCCGGTGACTGGATCAACCCAGTACCCGGGCGGCAGCTCAGAGATCGTTGAAGTCGTCTCGGACAACCGTCAGCTTCGCTTTCTGCTCTGGCTCGACATAGCGGATGCGCAGATCGCGGCGATACTCAGCCGTCGTGCCGAGGAGCTTTTCTCGGTTGCGCAATTCCGTGGCGAGGCCAACGCCGGAGGTCTCCAGGAATTTCGCCGCCACCTCCAGGCAGTCGAAAGCGAATTCCCAATCGGTCTCTCCCCACAATTTGCAGTGAGGCATCCGGGACCAGGCGCGCCATTTGCGCAAAGCTTCTTTGGGCCATTCCCGCGCAACCATCAGACGCTCGTTGTCCATAAGGACTTCTTGCGGGGCGCGGGGCGGCAATTCGGGAGCGTCCTCGAAAGGGACATTCTCCACATCGGTCCATTCGGTCATTGCCTGGCCGGTGAACCGTTTCGGTCCCGCCGTGGGCTTCGTACCGCGGGCAGCCATCAATCACCTCTATTCAAGAATCAAGAATCAAAAACCGCCAAAAGGTTTGAAACTCATATTGGCTGTCGGGCCCTAGGGCGGCCGCGGCGGCAAAACCGCAGGTGGGGGGCATGACCCCGGGGTATCCGCAGGTCAGGGGCTTATGCGTTCGACACCCTTACAGACGGGCACCTGCGTGTAAGGCCACGGTGTGTCGGGCCTTGTTGACCAGGCTTTTCCCGGCATCGCGGGTCATCTCGATGACGTATGCCAGGCGTACCTGATGGTCGAGGAAGATGAAGCACACCCATTCAGTGATGTGCTTCATCTGGTTCTCCTTAAGCCATGGGGCTCATCGTTTAGTCCCATACGTGGTGAGATCCCCGGCCGTGTTGACCGGCATCACGGAGGTGTCGTCTATCTCCACCCGTCCCACCAACAGCTGGACGGTGACGAGGTTGTAGTCAGAGCCGTCGAAGTTGGCGTGGACGGTAACCCCGCCCTCGGCGATTAGCCCCGGCACCTGGTGTTCACCGATGCGGACGCCCTCGCGGCTGATGACGGTGGTCTGGTCGAGCCATTCACCTGGTGTCATGCGCGCGCCTCCTGGCAGTAGGTGCAGTCGGATTGTGCGAGTACCTCGTCGTCCCAGCGCTTGTCTCCCACGGCCCATTGGTGCATGCCGTGGAGTTCCACACTGGGGATCATGAGCCGCATGGGCCAGCCGTGCATCTCCCTGAGCCAAAGCATCTCCAGCTCGGTTAAGTCGTTCTTCAAATTCTCATCTTTCATAAGTCTGACTTATTCGTCAGAGTTCTCTTACTCTCTTAGTCACCGGGGGCCGATGTCTTCGATGAAGTGGCGCTCACACCGCCAGGACTCGGGGCCTTGGCAAGTTGAGGCCCGGGTCTTGGGTTACTCGGCGTCTCGGAGTTCGGCCGACAGCCTGTCGTACGCGTCGGCTGCCGCGAGGAGATCGGCGGCCAGTGCGCGTGCACCGTTGGCGTCGCCTTCGTACAGCTCGCCGTATCGGCCGTCGCTGATCAGTGGGTAGTGCCTGGACTTGGGGAGTCTGCGACCGGAGTAGTCGTGGGTGGCGATGAACACCTTGAGTTCGCCGTAGAAGTCGCTAATGTCTTTCCCCCGTCTCGGTTACCGATCTAGTGGGTGACCCCCAGCTCTCCCAGTGATCTCCGTCGATTTGTTCACCCATGAAGATCTCGGAGGGGTGTTGGCCGAGGCGATCCGTCCAGATGCGGTCGTATTCGAACCGCGGCTCGTACGTGGTGTCGGACTGGAGGATCGGCTTGCCGAAGTGTTCCCGGGATTCGTTGATCCGGCGCTGCTTGTAATCGACTCTTGCGACCAGCTTGTAGCGTCCCCGCCAAACCAGCTCGACCCGAGGGTGGACCTTCATGGTCACCCGGTCTGGCCCGAATCGTGCCACCAGGTACTCGTAGTGCCCCATGTAGTTCTCGTAGTACACATCCCCGAAGGAGGGTTCTCCATGCGGTGAGGTGACGGCGATGGTGGCGTACGGTGGCCGCGGCGGATGCTGGGATTCTTTTGTAGTGGCGCGCCGCTCCTCGGCCCAAGCGTCGAACTCGTCGTCGGTGACGATCGTGCCGTCCGGCTGCTCGATACAGCAGAGAGTCCGGTAGCCCCCCTCCCCGATTGCGTACGCGGTAAGGAAGGCGTCCCCTTTGCTGGTGCATTCTTCAAAGTCCAGGCCGCCGTCATGGGCCCAAACAATCCAAGTCTTCATTCGTTTCTTTCATGTCGTCGGCCGGGGAGTCGGTTGGCTTGCTATACGACTTCTTGTCTCGAAGTGGTACAAACCTATTATCCGTTGTTGAGGCTCCCCGGCCCTCTTCTTGTTTAGGCGGGTTTCAGTGCCGCCAGGCATGCGTTGATCGAGGATGCGTTGATGGTGCTGCTTGTGATACTCCCCGTTGCGCCGGCCGTCTCCTGCACCCTGTATGCGACCGTCAAGCTGGGAGAGTCACCGCTAGTCATGTAGAGCTGGGTCGTCCCCGAGGGCCTGTTGATGTTATTGGTATCCCAGGACATCGCCGCCCAAAGCAAAAGCCTATTGGCACCCTCGGTGGACAACGAGGTCGCGGGGGCGTCGGAGTAATCGCCATAGGGAGGGAAGTGGCTGGCCTCGAACGGATTTCCCTCGGTCGCGCAACCGGTGAACCGAAACGCTAGACCCCTGCGGGTGTAGGTACCGTTGAAGGTGAACGAATAGTTACCACTGCTGGCGACCGGTCTCCGCCAGAACACGTGCAGGGCGGTGTTGCGAGCGCCCCCGTCATGGCCTTCCACCTTGCCGAGGAAGTTCATTCCGGACGGCATGGTGATAATCGGGAGGGCGCTGGAGAATGCAATGAACACCACGTCTACAGTTCCCGCCGCTATACCGCCCGACGTGGGAATCGGGACCTGGACGGCGTTGGCTTGGCTGCGCGGAGTAACGGTTCCGGATGCCACATGCACCGGCGGATCGGGGATCGGCTCGTTGGGCCAAAGTATCTCGTCACCGAGGGCCATGCCGCCGAGCGGATCGTCGCCGATCGCTCCCCCGCCGAATTCTGCTGAGCCGATCCTCATGAGGACGGCCAGACGTAAAACTTCGTCGGATCTTTCGGCGAGATCGCGTTGTAGGCCGATTCCGAGGCGACGATCACGACACGGGAGTCCCCATCAGCGCCTGCGGGACCTTCTTCACCCTGCGGGCCCTGTTCACCTTGCGGGCCTTGCTCTCCGGCCTCGCCCTGTGGGCCCTGCTCGCCCTGTGGGCCAGTTTCACCCTGCGGGCCTTCCGGTCCTACCAGGGAGGCGAGCCAGGCCTCCTCGTCGCCCTCAAAGCCGTTATCGACGGCCACCTCGTAGGCTGACTTGCCTTCGGGGCCTTGCTCGCCGGTATCGCCTTTGGGCCCCTCGGGGCCGGTTTCACCCTGGGGCCCTTGTTCGCCGGGATCGCCCTTCTCGCCCTGCGGGCCCTGTTCACCGGGATCACCCTTCTCACCCTGCGGTCCAGTCTCGCCTTGGGGACCCTGTTCACCAGGGTCGCCCTTCTCGCCCTGCGGGCCCTGTTCACCGGGATCACCCTTCTCACCCTGCGGTCCAGTCTCGCCTTGGGGACCCTGTTCACCGGGATCACCCTTCTCGCCTTGCGGGCCTTGTTCGCCCTTGGGGCCTTGGGTTAAGGGGTTCTCCGCGGTGTAGGCGTCCAGGTATGCCTCGATCGCTGCGGCCAGCGTGTCCTGCGGGGTCTCCGGAGGGATTGTGACGGCGACCTCGATCAGGTCCCACAGATCGCAATCCTCTTCAGGGATAACGACCTGGTAGGACTTGCCGTCGAGCTTCACCATGGCGGGGCCAGGTTCCAGCTCGACAGAGACAACACCATCAACCGGAGAGACGCTGACGGCCTTCGACGTGATGATGGCTGTGCCGTCCACGGACTCATGGATGAACGAGGTGAATCGGATACCCCGGTTGTCGGGGTTCGACCCGGCGTCGCGGAGCACCGCAGAGACTGTGACAGTCAATTGAGAGCCTTTCTACGGGCGAGGGTCTACCTGCTCGGCGCGGGCGAGCGTGAGCTGGGCCTCTAGGGAGGCGATCTCGGCGAGATCAACGTCGCGCTGAACCACCATGCCGAAAACGGTTCCGGTGGCCAGGAGGAAGAGTGCGCCGATGGCGAAGGTCATGTCGTGTCTTTCTAAAGTTCGAACAACGCGAGTTCGGAGTGTCGATACTCGGTGAATCCGTCAATCTTGGTGAGGCCGAACGGTTCAGCTTCCAGGTCGGTGCGGTGGCACCAGTAGCCGGGGCGGCCGTCGTGCCCTTCTTCTGGGCATGGGCGGGCGTTGCCCTTGCCCGGGCTGTGCGTGGCGATCAGGTACTTTGCGCCGGCGCGGAACTTCTCCAGGAGCGCGAGGATGTTCTCGTTGGGCAAGTGGATCAAAAAGTCCCGGCACATCACTGCGTCGACCTCCGGGATGGCTTCCACGGTCAGCAGGTTGGCGTTCTCGAACTTCCGGCCGCGCTTGCCGTACTCCTCTTTGTTGCGGGCGATGAACGTCTCGTCGATGTCCCAACCGATGTAGGACAGGCCCTTGGGCAGGACCGTCTTCGAGAGCCAGTTCCAGTCGCCACACGGCGCGTCCAGAAGCTTTCGGATGTTATGGCGGGTAAGGAGTGCGGGCAGTTCCCTACGGGTGTTCTGCGTGGCTTCCAGCGTGCTGCCGGGGCCATTCGGTGTCTCCACCCAGCCGGTGAATCGTTCGCGGATCTCAGTCCAAGCTGCGGCCTGGGTCTCGATGTCCAATGTCTCTCCAGTATCTTTCTGGGCACTGTCCGCAGTCGTTGAACCAATGCACGGAATACGGGTGCCCCCACGCCGACGTCACTCCCGCCCGTACGGCTCCGAAAAGGTCGTAGGCGACGGGGCCGACTGCCGGGGTGGCGTTCTCAAAATCAATCAGCAGGGGCTGTCCGTGGTCCACGACGACGTTGACCAAACAGATGTCCCTGTGCCACCAGCCTGCCCCGTGCAGGCTGGTGACCAACTCCCACAGCGGTTGTCGGAGTTGGGCGGTCTCTTCTTTCGGTAGGTACAGGATGGGTATGTGGCGCTCGATGACGAGGCGCAGCTGGCTCTCGTCGGCGTCCAGCAGGCGTGGCGCGGCCCAGGGCACCGCCGTGTAGGCGGCGACCTCAGCATGGAAGCGATCGGCCCCCTCGGGCAGATAGGTTTTCACTATGAGGGAGTCGGTGAATTCGACCTTGGCGTAGTGGCTCATCGCTACTTATGGCGAAAATAGGCTTGGCCGTTGTCCTGAAAGGCCTTGAACGTCGTCGTGACCCTGGGGCCGGTGATGTACTCGGCCTTGCGGGCGGACATATTGAAAAATGCCATTTCGTGGAGCGGTTCGGCGCCGGTTTCGGCCCACAGATCGGTCATGCGACGACACAGCGTCATCACCGTGTCCCGGTCTCCCCCAACTACCCCGCAGTTGAGCAACGGCTCGTCGGCGTGTTTGTCGATCCAGTCCAGCACCTTCGAAGAGTGCTTCCGAATCCACGGGATGCCGACCTTCGCGGGCTCCCAGCCGGTGTAGAGAATCCCCGGCCGCATGTGCTCCCAGGGTTCCCGCAGCATCTCGGTGTCCGTGGCATCCACCAGCCACGCCCATTCGACTTCGGGGTGGTTGCGCAGCCATTGCCATTGCGACAACCACCTCTGCCTGTAGGCCATCTGAGGGGCCTCTACGCGGTAGTTCTCGTAGGGCAATTCCCCGAAACAGTTGTGCAAGAGGACGAAGCGCCCCTTTACAGACTGGTAGAGGTCGGCGATGAGGCTCGAGTCGGGCTCTGGGGCGGTCTTGCGCTGCGGGTCGATGTGGCCGGTGAAGAATGATGTGAGAACGACGTTAGCGGTATTCGACAAACTGGGTGGAATCCTTCAGGCTCTCCCGCAAAGCGGTGTTCTTATCAATCAGGCGTTGCTTCCAGCTCCTCGACTGCATGGCGAAGGACCGCTGGACGGCGTAGTGCTCATCCCCGGCGTAGATCCGCCCCTTCATGTCGGGGTGGTCCTGGTGTATGAACGAGGTGAACCCGGCGTTGTGAATACGGTTGGCCCACTCGGCATGTTCTTCGAACGCCAGCCCGAAAGCGGGGTTGACTCCGCCGACCGTGTTGATGACGTCGCGGTGCACGTACTGGAGGCACCCCATGCTCCACTGGTAGGCGACGAGCTTGGAATCCCGGTAAACGCTCTTCATCTTGGGGACCGGCGCGCCGTCCTTGGCAAAATGGGTCCAGCAATAGGTGAAGTATTTCTCGTCGCTCTCAACGTACGGCCGCCACCAGTCGCCGGTGATCGGCCAGGTGTCGTCGTCAGCCAGAAACAGGTGCTCGACGCC